CCCTCACGAGAGACGGGGTCACGCGACTACCTCTCGGCGGTACGCCCGGACGATGGCGGAGATGTCGCGCCCTAGCGGACTCATGCGGATCGCACCTAGTTCGGAGAGGCCGAGAACGCCACCGACGGACGAGGCGCGCTTGACGTAGTCAGCTGAGAGAATGAGGCAGGCTTCGACGACGTCGTCGGGAGGTGTCCCGAGATACCATCCGTATCTCGCGGTGACTTGTACCTGCGGGCGTCGGTTTATTGGTAGCGGGAATGTAGTCGATCCGACGAGAGTGACCTGCGTGAAGGGCCGCTCTTTTTGTGGTGCCGTCACCGGGTCGAGGATGTAGTCGACGTTATTGACGAGGACGTCGGTGTAGGTTCCGTTGCCGGCTGGGTCGAATGCGACCGCCAGTCCCGAGGTGGAGCCGATGTCGTCGACGTAGAGGGTGTAGAAGTCTGTCGTCCGGTAGAGGCGGGCGGTCGCGGTGGCGTCAATGAAGAAGCGGCGGTTCGCGATTCGGTCAATGGTGCGGGATGCCGCTTCGATGGCCTGCTCGATGGTCGTCGTTTCATCGGCGGTAATCGTGCTCATGTTGGCATACGCCTGAAATGCGGCGAGCGTCGTGTAGCCGTTGGTGATTGCCATTAGTCCGCTCGTTTCCGTTTCTTTTTCTTAGGAGAATAATCGTCGCGGCCCGGAAGCGGATCATCTGCTGCTCGACTCAAGGAGGCGAGAGGAGCCTGCGAGATGCCGAGCCGCGACGACGCCTTTGTCGTAATCGCGCTTTGATGGAGCCCTTGAGAGACTCGGATCATGCCGCTCATGATCCGAGTCTACTTAGGGTGCCGAACCTAGAAGGTCGGAGTGATGAGGCCGGTTCCGCCGATGAGGGCGAATGCGTTCGGGTAGCGGTTGGCTGTGTAAGCCGAGTAGCCGTAGACGACCATCTTGACTTCGAGCTCAGCGGACTTCACGTCCTCGAAGCGCAGCATGAACGGAGCGCCTGCGCCCTGTTCCCAAAGGTGCGATTCTTGGGTGTTGCCGATGATGATGACGTCTTCGTTCGTCCCGGTGCCGTTCGTCGTGGTGACGTTGGCGTCGGTGATGACTGGGAGTCCGGCGATCGTGTAGCCCGAGTTGCCGTAGACGACGGAGCCGTTGCCAACTGCGAATGCGTTGGTTGGGCCGTTCGACTGTGGCACGGCGAGAGGACGCTTCGCGTCGTCGACCGCTGCAAGGATGAATGCCAGTCGGCGGGGGTGCATGAGGATGAAGTTCGGGCCACCGAAGTAGTTCGTCTGAATCCTTTGGATGCCGTCCATGATTTTCGGATAAAGTTCGCCGACTGTTGGCGATGCGTCCGTGTAGGTCACGACTTGCGTGATGGTGTTCGTCAACGATGTCGCCGATGTCGTCACGTTGAGCGCGTCGAGTTGCGTATGGTACGCACTCACGAGGTCAGCCATGACGAGGGAGTCGATACCGGTGCCGCGCTCCAATGCTTGACGCGAGACATTCTGTTGACCGGCGACGGTCACGACGTTGACGTCGAGTTTCGTGTCGTCGATGTTTGTCTCTTGCACGGCGGAGCCTTCGGTCTGAACTGCGACGGCTGAGCCGGTCGTGACCTTTGAGATCGAGAGCACGAGGCCCGCGTTCGGTAGGGCGTGCTTGCGTGAGACATCCATGAACGGACGGCCCGCACGAGCGAACGGTGCAGCGAGGTCGGTGAGGAACTGAGGCACGACTAGTCCGGCGAATGCACCGGTGCCGACGTCACGCTTCTCGATCTTCTCTTCTTGCTGGTGGCGCGAGATGCGCTCACGGGCATCGAAGTCGCCGAGCACTTGAGCGGCGAACGCGTCACGGAGGAACGAGTTCTGGCTATCTGGGTGATAGGTGCGCTCTTCGCGGGTGACGCGGGCGGGTGATGTTTGACGGGTTTCTACCTTCGAGCCGTCAACCTTTGCGGCTAACGCTGCGGCGGCATCCTTGCGGACTTCGATGTCTGTCACTTGCGCGATGCGCTCGTCGAGTTTCTCGATCTCTTTGGCGAGTGCTGCGACGTTAGCGGTTTCGACTTCTGAGATGTCGCGGTTTTCTTCGGCGGCACGGTTCAGAGTTGCATCGATGAGCTCAGCCTTTTGGCTGCGCTTTTCGTGGAGTCCTGAGAGGAATGAGTTCATGAGTTCGGTGATCCTTTGGAGTAGTTGGGGTGTGCTCTCCGGGTGCTCTTGCTCTTCGTGGCGGGTGTCCGTTGCCGGAGGTGCGCTCTTCGATAGGCCGAGGGTGCGGTCGTGAGAACGATACTAGCGGGAGGTTGAGCGTTCCGTCAATGACTGATAGTCGCGCATGATTCGAGTCGCCCATGCACGCCCGGCGTCGCCGCCCCATAGCGCCCATGCGATACGCCCGGCGGACGGATAGCCATCTTCACCCGGGCGGAATCCTTGCGCTTCTTTGTCGACTTCGTGACGGGCAAAGAAACTAATCATCCGGGCGATGGATGTGATCGAGAGGTTCCGACGGTTGACGATGTCACGGGCTCGGGCGACTCCGACTTCGGTTCCGCCTCGTCCGAATGTTTGACGCCATCCGAGACCGAGTCGCGCCTCTCTCACCATCGCATCATTAGGCGCATAGGACTCTTGCCGAACTTCGACGCCTTGCCATTTGTTGCAATACCATCCGCCGCGAACGTAATCCTCCCAGAGTGCGCAATAGGCGAGGAGATCGTCGCCTTCTTCTTTGACGTTGCCCTCGTCGTAGTGGATGCAGTTCCCGCAGGCTCGGCCTTCGGGCACGTCGTCAGATAACGCGGGCCGATAGTTGTCGGGTAGTGCGCGATACTGTTCCGATTCGGCGATGTTGAGCGCAGTGATCTGGGCTCGTGCGGCGCGTCGAGTGCTGTGGCAGCCCATGACTTCACGGTCGGAGTCTTTGACTACTGCGTAGCCGCGTCGACATCCGGGATTATCGGTTTCTATTGAGTAGGGCATCGGCGCCCTACTTAGTCGAGGTCGGGAAGCAATACCCGCAGGGTTTCGGTGACGCCACTGGCGCATACTCCGTAGAGCGTCTCGTTCGTTGGAACGAATACCGTATGGGGTGACGTGTGTTTTTCGTATGGCAAGCCGTTCGATGATGTGACGTCGGAGCCGCCGACGTACGCCGTCGCATTCCCGACGATTTGCAGATAGACGTGACGAGGTTGATCGTCTTTTGCGACGACGATTTGCCGGGTGCTCGTGAGAGCATAACTCTTAGAGATCACTTGCGAACCTTCGCGATGATTGCTTCGATGGATGCGAGGTTGGGTTTCTCAAGTTCGGAGCGGACTGCGACGATGTTCGCGGCATCGCCGTAGGCGCCGAATGTGACGAGGGAGACTTCTGCGAGGTGTGCTTTGATGCGGTTTGTGATGCCGTTTCGTTTCTCATCTTTGAGCGGTTGGAAGCCGACCGACAGATTCGTTAGCACTCCGTCGCGGATGAGTTCGAGGGCTTCGTCTCCGGCTTCGGTTTTGGAGATTCTGAATTCTCCATAGAGTCCGCCGTCTCGTTCTTCGAGCATCGTGGCGCGTCCGATCGGACTGTCGCTCTTATGTTGGAATAGAAGTTTGACCCGGTTCGCGGCCCGGGTGACGTCACGGAATACGCCTTTACGGAACACTTCGACCATCGTCGGCGAGATGCGCTGCTCGACATCGTAAGGGACGGCGATGCCGACCACGGTGCGACCGTCTCCTTCGGCGCGAACTTCGAGTGTCGCGTCGTAGTTTCTGCGCTCAATCGTCATCGGTGTCTAGCCCTTCTTCTTCTGGGGTTGAGGCTACTTCGGCGGGATAGTTCTCGACGGTATCCGTGTCGGCGATCGGTTCACGGTTCTCAAACTCGCGCACCTCGTCGACGGTAAGGAAGCCAGAGTCGAGTGCGATCTTGTGCGTTTCATAGCGGGTCTTTGTGTCCGGGCGGAGTAGTGCGTCGACGTTCATCTTTGCGAACTGTCCGCGCGGTAGGTACTCCGTGAACGCCTGCTCGATGCGTTGGATGTATGGCATGAGACTCCATCGGACTAACTGAAGGTTTTCTTCCGAGACGTTTGAGTATGTGCGCGACGAGTTCGGTGCGCCGAGGTAGTAGGCGGGGAGTCCGATCATGTTCGCGATCTCCGTCAATGAAAACGCACGCGTCTCTAGTAGTTGTGCGTCTTTTGCGTTATCCGAAAGTTGCTGGAACTTTGTCGACTCGTTGAGGACTGCCGGGGTGCGCTTCGTCCCTCCGTAGGTTCGCACCCATTGTTCCTTGAGAAGGTTCGCTTCTTCTTGCGTGAGGTCGGGGTTAGCCGAGTAGATGATGCCGGTCGGCTGTGCTCCGCCATCGAAGTAGCGCTGGGCGTAGGTGTTGACTGCTACCGCTCCGCCGATCGCTTGACGTTGCGCTGCCAGGATTCCGTAGCCGACCATTTCGCCCGGCATCGTGAAGCCTTTGATGTGCAGGATTTCGTCGGCTGGATAATCACGGTTGTCAATGCGATAGACGAGACGGCCTTCTTCGCGGCGGACTTGCACTCGGACTGTGGCGACCGGGAAGATGGAGTCGGGGTATCCGTTGACGCCGGGCTCGCCGAGGATGGCGATGTAGTTGCCATGAATGATGAGAGACGCGACCATCGCCGAGATTGTCTCGATACGGGTGCACGCGGGGTCGGGTTTGCTCAGTAGGTTCGGCTGCGGGTCGACGTACTCTTCGCCGCGATACGCATGAAACGGGAGGCCGCCGATCGCGTCGGCGATAAGTGTGACTCCGCGCCAGATACCGGGGACGCTTAGCGTTGACGTTTCGTCAACGGTGACGCCGGCATTGATGTCGGGGAATAGTCTGCCCATCCGCCCGGCTTCGTCGACGAATACGTTCGGATAACTGAAGCCGAAGGATGATCCGCGTTTCTCGCGACGGAAGAAGTCTTTGAGCGCCATCTGAACGGTGAGTCTAGTAGATAGCGGCGCGAGGTTTCGCTGCTCCCTTGCTCTTCGTTGTCGCGTAATGCCATGCGAGAGTCACGGCGTAGAGGGCTGAGATGTCGGCGTCGGGTGTGTTGCGTTGGAATAGCCATTGTTGACCGACTGCCCGGCGGGTGGCTGCGGCGACCGCTTTGTCGAGTCGGTCGTCGCTCTTTACTTTGATCGCTTTGTCGAGTACCGCATCGTAGAAGAGGGCGCAGGCGGCGACGACGTCTCCGGTCTTGTAGGTGACGATCGGAACGCCGATCTGTTTCAGCGGGTCTACGAATGATGATGCCGGGCCGTAGCCGTCGACGATGACGGTTCCCTTCCATCGGCGGAATAGTTCGGTGACGCGTTGCTGAATCCATGAGACGCCGTCACGGTTCTCGATGAGTTCGATGTTGCCTTGCTGATCGCAGACTGCTATCGATCCGCTACTGCGGTCTAGGGCTACGTCGACGGCGAACGTGAGCGCTCCCGCCGGGGCTACTTTCGCCGAGCATGACTGAGCCCAGATTTTTGCGGGAATCATCTGCTCGGAGACTGTGCTCCATACGTTGAGGTATGAACGGCGGAACTCGTTGAGCGTCATTGTGCTCATGGCGTGCTCGACCGCTGACTCTTCTACGGTGAGGCCGAGGGCCGGCATGACTGTCCGCCAGACTTCGCGGTCGAATGCGTCATCGTCGGGCGATGCGCTCCATTCGTAGAACGCCATACCTTCGCCGAGGTCGGCTTCGGATGCGGCCCGGCCTTGATCGACTTTCCGTTTCAGATAGAGGGAGCGTTCGGTGCCGGCGGTTGACACGACGACGATTTGCGCGTCTTTCTTTGTTGCCATCGTCGGGAGTAGCGCCTGCTCACGGACGTCATCTTCGTCGGCGAACGCCTCGTCGATAATCGCTAGGTCAAGCGTCCGACCGTGTCCGGCGGAGATGCTGTTTCGTAGGACTTCGATGCGGGAGCCGTTGCCAAAGATGATGGCCTCGTCGCCGTTCGCCCGATAGACGCGAGACACGAGAGACGCGAACGGTGAACGGTCAAGGATCGGAACGAAGTCGTCTAGAAGTTTCTGTCGAGCGTCGTGGCCTGTCTGGGCGGTGTAGGCGATGCGCTGCGGTGAGCCGTAGAACAGCGCCCGGTGAATCATGATCGCAAGGATGAGAGTCGTCTTCCCCGACTGTCTCGGCACGGTGAGCACGAGTTCTCGGTAGGCGGGTCGCCCGTTGAGCCGTTCCCCGAACACGTTCACGACTTCGGCCTGCCATGCCATAAGCGGGAGCCCGAGGCCCCGGGCGACGAGTTCTATCTTCTCGCCGTACGTCTCGCGTTCACTTCGTCGGCGGGTGGCGTAGCGAGGCTTCGAGGTTTGAGAGAATGTCGTCGAACTCATTTCGGCGCTCCTCTCCTGCTTTGACTAGGACGCTGATCGTCTCACGATACTCGCTCCAGAGTCGAGCATTCTTTGAGTCGGTTGTGTCTAGCTGCTCGGCAAGTGTCCGGGCCATCGCGACGGTCGCCGAGTCACACTTCCCGAGTGCATCCTTCGCATAGAGCCATTCGATGACGTCTTCGACTGCTTGCCGATTATTTAGAATCGGGCGGCCTTTGACTGGATTCGCCAAGACTTGCGCGGTCTTTGTCTTTTTTTGCCGCGATTTGACCGGCTTCCCTTTAGCCATGACAGACCGGGGATTCTGACATCGGAGAGAGATTGAT